CCAGACGCCACGGATGAAATGGTGTTGGATCAGGGATCAAATTTGTATAGTGATGATAAATTATGTTCATATACCAGGCCTTTTATGAAAATGGCAGACGAAGAATTTTTGTCTAATGCCTATTCAGACTTTGGGCTTACAATTAAAGAAGGATCTATGAAAGTGTCAAAATCACCCATTGGAATGGAGTTTTTAGGAGCAACAGTCAGAGCAATAAATTATAATGATAATGTATTCTTTGTTCCAGCATATAAGCGAGAACGAGTTCTTGCTGGATTGCAGATGAGCATTGAACCTATTGGTTCAGATGATGAAATAATGAAGGCCTTTTCGTTACTTCAGCTGGGCTGGTATGATTGTTACACCGAGATAGAAAGCTACATAAAATACTTATTTGAGGTTACCCCAGACACGTCGGTCAAACGAGCATTCCTCCGAAGAGGAATTCCTACTCGAGACCAAATTATGATGGGTTGGGCAGGCTTCAATAAGGCCTAGTCAGTATTTACTTTTTACAACTGACAACAAAACGGTCCCAAAAAGTTCACATGGAAGGAGGCAGGCGTGAACGCTAATCATGGGAGAACACGTTTTGGAAATGCGAGCACCGAGAAGAGCCCGCGCAATATTAAATAATCTTCTAGTAAGTAGAACCGTCACACCGAGTGGAGTGAAGTGGCTAGAGGTAGCTACGGATCCATTCCACGATACGGAAATACGTCCGGATGGTTATCCGGACATGGTGTCGACAAGAAGCATAACACAGACAGTTACGCAAACCATCACGGTTAATGCTCCTTCGGGGGTAACAACCAATTGGGATTTGCACGTCTTTTTTGCACCCTTGGCACCGACGTTCACACAATCCGATGCGATACCGTCTAGCACATTGGAAGAAGAAATACATTTCACGACAGACACAGTTTATGTGGGGAAGCCAGGTCAACCAATAAAATTGGGAAAAACAGACCATGACGCACCAGTGAAATTGGGATTCAAAAAGGGTCCCTGTAAACCACCGAAAAAAGAAAGTTCCGAGGATGACGATGATGATACGGTTACACCAAGTATATATCAAGGATATTACTTGTGTACAGTGGATCGGCTAGGACATGTTCAGTCCGTCACAGGTCATACTTGGGTGAATCCCGGGTGGAATGCAATAGCAATTGGAGCAGGCCTAGATTGGAGTACAAATCTTGGGGTGAATCAACCAGGAATCCAATTACCAGGCACTTATGCTTCAGGAGCATGGCGATTAATAGCAACAGGATTAGAAGTGACAAACACAACAGCATCGTTGTATAAGGGAGGGTCGGTAACTTGTTACAGATCACCTAGTCCACAAGGGTATGGAGAATATTTTGTCCAGGCTTCGGATGAAGATCCGACAGTACCTTGTTCAGGACCAACTTGTGTCACACCGCCATTTAGTCAGTCAGACGCTGCACTCTATCCAAACTCCCGAACATGGGGAGCAGAGGATGGGATTTATTTAATTCCAACAATGAATTCCACAACAAACCCTTACTATGTGCCAAAACCAGGAATGGCAGGGATGATTACACCCTCGTCATTTTCAAATTTGAATTTAGGAAATGGTTGGCTGGGATGGTTCCCGTTCGTATCAGGATTATCAGGAAACTATCCAAATTCATCGCTAGCAACTTGTTTGCCGTGGGACATATCTGGAGCAATATTTGCCGGATTGAATACACAAAGTGCGATGCAGGTAACAGTTCGATATTATATTGAGCGAAATCCAACAATAGCAGACCCAAATCTTTTGGTATTGGCTAGAACACCTTGTCCGTATGATCCAGTAGTACAAGAGATTTACACGAGATGCATGGAGGAGTTACCAGTAGGAGTAAAAGTAGGAATGAACCCATTAGGTGAGTGGTTCACCGAAGTATTGGAGGGAATAGGGGAATGGGCCCCAAAAATAGGATCCGCAATAGGTAATGTAGTACCGGGCGCTTCCATTATAGGTAATATAGTAGGAAGTGCAGCCAAAGGG